GTGCGCGGGTGGTGTCCGGTAGTCCGGATACCACCCGTCCGCGTCCGGCTCGCCCCGCCCGTACGGTGCCCAGTCCTCGGCCGTCACGAGGCTTTTGGGGTCGCCTCGTCCTCCTCGTCGGGGAACAGATCGTCGTCGGTGACGCGCGGCATGAACAGCAGCCGCGCGAGCGCGTCGGCGTACTGCTCGCCGCGCGCCCAGTAGAACACCGCGTAGTAGGTGAAGCGGTCGATCGTCGTCGGCGACAAACCGTCGTCGACCATCTCCTGATGCACGTCACCGAGCGCGGGGTGCTCGTCAGGCTGGATCGTGTCGAGGACAGCCTGCACCTCCGGAGGGATGGGACCCTTCACGATGCCGAGGTTCACCTCGCCACGGACCGCGCAGGCGAGCAGCTTCCCCGCGGCCCCCACGTTCGGGGGCTTGACCCGATAGGTCTTACCCCCGAACGGGAGGACGAGGTCCTGCTGCGCCCACGCCGCGAAGTCGGACGCGGACGCCATGCGTCACGCCCCTCGCGTGAACGTGTGCGGCGCCGAAGCGCCCGCCGCGTTCGTGACCACCACGGGCACGTTACCCGCGTCACCGGCCGGCAGGGCGGCGATGATCGTCGCACCCGAGACGACGGTGTAGTCCGTCGCGGCGAGCGACGCACCATCGATCGACACGCCGGTCGTGCCGAGGAACCCGGTGCCGGTGATCGTGACGAGGTCGCCGTCGCCGGCACCCTCCGGACCCACCGTGCCGATGACCGCGACCGTGCTGTCCCATCCGTCGAACGGGTTCGCGATCTCGGTGTACGGCCCCTTGCCCGACAGGGTGACCGAGAGGACCTCGATCTCACCGTTCGGGCCGGTGTTCTGCCGAGTGATGGCGACGGTCGCGCGACCCTGGCCGGCGTCGACCGGGTTCGGCGTACCGATCTCCGGCTTGTGGTACCAGCGCACCTCGACGACCGCGGCCTCGCCCTTCGCCGACGGGCGGGTGCGGGCGAGCAGCGCCTCGATCTCCGGCAGGTACAGGCCGGTCGCGGTGTTGCGGTTCACCTGGACGTTGAACGCGATCGCGAACGACCAGCCGGTCACGTCCGAGTTGTCGGCGCCGAGGTCGTCGTACGTCTGCGCGTCCTGCGTGGTCGGCGTGAACGTCGGCTGGAAGCCGCTGATCCGGCGGAACGGCTGCCACTCGGGGACCGCCGACGTGCCGAGGTTGATGTCGATGCCGTACTCGAAGGACTTCCCGAGCGTGGTGCCGGCGGGAAGGGGAACTGCTTCACTCATGATGAGGACTCCTGATTGTCGAGGGTGATGATGTAGTTGTCGGTGCGCTCCTCGCGCCCGTTCGTGTCGGCCCCGTTCGGGGACATGGATTCGCGGCGGATGCCGCTGATGCCTCCCTCGCGGGAGAGCCCGTGGAGAGCAGCGAAGACGATGCCGGCGATCTTGTCGGCGTCCGTCTTGCTTCCCTTCGCGCCTCGGATGCGCACCTGAGCGCGCCGCCAGTGGAGATGTCGCTCGTCCGTGGTGCTGTAGACGCGCACGCCCACAGCCCTGTCCGGCTCGGCCTTCAGCGCCCCGTACTGGACGGCCACGCCGGACGGCGGCGGGGTCACGTCGTACTCGAATGTCGGGACGCGGGCGAGGAGGCGGCAGAGGAGGCGGGTGAGGGTCGCGTCGTCCATCGTCATCCGAACGCCTCCCGGAGCTTCTGCGCCGCGAGCTGCTCGATGTCAAGCTCGTCGAACGCCTTCTCGAGGAACTTCGCCTCGCCGCCCTGCGGGTGCTGGTTGTCGAGGTCCTCGTGCTGAAGCCGGGACACGAGCGACGTGAACCCGACCTGCACGGTCAGATCGTCGACCTGCATGAACCCGGACTTGTCCGAATCGCCGGTGAGCGTCGGACTCAGCTCGCGGGCGCGGCGCAGGACCTCCCGGCCGCCCTCCCGGATCGAGTCCTGCGCGACCTTCTCGACCGTGCTGAGGATGGGCTTGAGAATCTTCACGGCGGCTACCTCCCCCGGTACGGTGTGAGCATGCGTAAATCGGTGGCCGCGGGCGTCCTCGCCGCGGGGATGTTCCTGGGTGGGTGTGCGGCGCAGACGCCGCCCGAGACGACGACGACGTCGCCAGCACCCGAGCCGACGGTGTCGGCGCCGGAAAGCACACCGACCGCGTCGGCAGCCGAGGTGCCGCAGGAGTGCGTGGACTACGTCGCGCCCCCCTCCCCGGGGAGCGAGGCGATGCAGGCTGTCGGGGCGACCGCGGTACTCCCGGATGGTGTCGTGCTCAACCCCGGATTCCAGGTGCTGAACTCGATCGACGAGCCAGGGAAGGTCGAAGCGGTCGCGCGTGTCTGCAGCGATGGGCTCACCGACGATGAGCTTGTCGATGTCGGGGAGGCCATCGCCGCGACGCTCTACGCGCACCCGATCCACGAAACGTTGACCCTGCTGAAGGTGTCCTCGTGGGTGCCGACCGGCGACCATCTCGACCGCGACCCGGGCGTCGACGTCATCACTACCGACTACGAGCTGTATCTGTGGGACGACCCGCGGCCGTCGAACTGGACTAGGTGAGCCAGAGGATCAGGTGAGACGGCAACGGCCGGGCGTTCTCGTCCCGGCCGACACGGATCACCTCGGCCTCCCGCGCCGCCGACGTGCCCGGCCACACGGTGACCAGCGCCCCCGGCGCGACGTTCGCGTCGAGGGGGACGGTGACGCGGGAGTTCGACACAACCTCGAGGTTGTCCCGGTTCTTCACCAGCGTCCGCTCGTCGATGGTCTCCGCGATCGACGAGCGTGCAGGGCCGGGGCTCGACCCCTCCCCGCCGCGGTCGATCATGTCGCGGATCAGGACGTTGTGGGGGAAGAAGAACGCCTCGATCACGAGTAGCCCCCCTCCGGCCACACGCGCTCGAATGCGCGCTCCGTGGGGAACGACCCCGCCGGGAGTGACCCCGGCGACACCGAGGCCGCCTGAGCGTCGCACAGCGCCCGCAGGCTTGCCCGGGCGTCCGAGTCGAACGCGGATTCGATGTCCGCGAACGTGATCGACGTGCCGTTCCGGCTGAGGGACTTCGTCCGACGATCCCCCGGCGCAGGCAGCTCGGCGACGACGGCGCTGAGCACCGCGATCGCGTCGAGCTTCTGCTCCGAGCCGTCAGGGAACGCGTCGATGCAGGGGGCGATGGACCGTGCCAGCACGAGAACCCGTCGAGCCGTGTTCTCGTCGCCGCCGAGGTCGGCGTGTGTGATGGTCATGTCCATCGCCCCCTGTCTCGCTAGTTGGAGCCGCCGGCGTTGCCGCCCGCGTTCTCCTGGTTGTCGTCCTCGCTCGCGTCGAGCTCGAACTTCTCGATCAGACCGAGCCCCGTGAGGCGCTTGATCTCGGAGGCCTCCACGGCGGACGGGAGGATGCGCCCCTTGCGGAGGTACACCTCACCGCCCTGGGCGCCGGGGACCTTGGCGACGATCATCGTCGCGGCGACGCGGTGCGCCGTCTTCTTCGCGGCGGCCATCAGACGAGGCCCGTGTTCGTGATGGTCACACCAGCGGTGACGTCGGTGACGATCGGGACGGTGACGCGGCGCGAGCGCAGCAGGTACTCGTCCGTCTTCTCCTCGCGGATCGACTTCGTCTCGACGCCCGGGAGCGCCTTCGAGTAGCCGGGGCCGCCGAGGTCCTCGTCCGCCATGCCGCCGAGCTCGTCGCTGTTCACGAGCAGCGGCGCCGCGGTGGGCACGTTCGGCGAGCGGAGCCACACCAGGTCGAGGACCTCGGGCCAGGTGCCCGTGATGAGCGGGTTCGCGGCCTCGCGCGGGAGCAGGCCCGCCTTGAGGAACGCGGCCATCACGCGGGCGTAGGCGGTCGGCTTCAGGACGATGGTGTCGAGCACGTGGCCCTCACCAGACTCTTCGGCCTTCGCCTTCGCGAGCTCGACGGACAGGACGATGTTCTCGACGTCGGTCCAGGCGCCGGGCGACGCGACCGTGGCGGTGATCTTCGACGCGATGACGCCGAGCGCCGCCGAGTCGACGAACTTGACCATGCGGTTCACCAGCTGCAGCAGCGAGCGGTTCACGACGTCGATGCCGCGGCGCTTGATCGACTCGTCGGTGACCGGCACGTCGCGGCCCCACTTGTCGACCTTCGCGGCTGCGAGGTCGCCTGCGGTGACCTGCGAGCGCGGGTACTCGCCGCCGGGCTGGATCGCCTCGGGGTCGTCCGGCGCGAACAGCGGATCACCGTTCTCGTACAGGACGGAGCCACCGACCGAGCGGAACCGACCCTTGAGCAGCGCATCAGAGATGAAGCGCTGTGCCGCAAGGGTGCGGATCCGGCGACCAATGGCCGTCTGCGAGCGGAGCAGCTGGTGGATCTGCTCGGTGGTGAGGTCCTCGGTGTTCGAGATCGCCGGGACCGGGTAGGTCAGGGAGTTTCCCATGTCTGTTCTTCCTCTCAGTCCAGAGCGACCTGGAGCAGGGCGTCGGCCGCACCGGCCGCCGTGAGTGCGAGGCCGATGCCCCGCTCGCCAGCGCCGACCGTGACGACCTTCCCGGACGCCGCGGGCTTCACGCGGGCTCCGGCGACGATCGCCGCGGACGCGACGAGGTTCTGGACCCCGCCACGCAGCACGAGCACGTCCTCGCCGGACTTCGTGTCCTGAGCCGCCGCGCCGACGGCCTTGACGCTGTCGGCCGCGGCGTTCGCGACCGTGCGGGCGCCGGTGACCTCGACGAGGCGACCGCCGATGACGTCCGCCGATGCCGTGAAGGTCACCGAAGCGCCCGGCTTGAACAGGTGGATGTGGTCAGCCATGGTCAGGCCTCCTCGTCGTCGTCGCCCCAGCCCGCACGGGCCATGAGCGCGTCCTCCGCCGACACCTCGCCGGCGGCGTGTCCGATCTCCGCGACCGGAACGCTGTTCTTCGCCATCGAGGCGAGCACCTTCGCGGTGCCGTCCTCGTCGGAGTCGAGCATGGTGCGGAAGTGCTCCGCCGAGGCCGCCGTGATGCGGCCCTCCTGCAGGGCGTTCGCGATGATCCCGTCGCGGCGGTCCTTGATCTGCTGCTCGCGGGCCTCGCGGCCAGCAGCGGCGTCGGCGCGGAGCGAGTCGAGAATCGAGTTCTCGATGAGCTGCGTGCCGGCGGGGATCGTCGGGGCGACCGTGGCCGCCGAGGTGGGCGTGGTGGTGTCGGCCGACTCGTTGAGCGCCTCGGAGAGAGCGGACAGGACCGTCTCCTCCGACGCGTTGGCATCGGTCACGCCGAGCCGATCACGAACCGCAGCCAGGAAAGCGTCGCTCATGTTGAGCGCCTCCTTCTGTTCCTTGGGATTCCCCGGCTCGGACGAGCTCGGGAGCTTGTGGGGCGCCGAAGCGCCGATGGGGTGCAGGCCCAGATGGGCGCGCGCGGACTGGTACATGTCCTCGACGTCGTCGCCCTCGAGCGGGTCGGTGCCGTCGTCATCCGTGCCGGCGGTCGCCGTCTCTCCGGCGTCCTTCACGACGGCGACGCGGTCGGCCAGACCGGCCTCGACAGCGCCCTCGGCGGTGTACCAGGTCTCGTTCGCGAGGAGCTCGCCCCACGCGGACTCGCCCGCCTTGTCGCGGTAGATCGAGATGATCGATTCCTCGATGGTGTCGAGCACCTCGGCGACCTTCCGCATGTCGGCGGCGTTGCCCCAGACGATCGTCGACGGCGAGTGGATCATCATCTGCGAAGCAGGCGACATGACCGTCTCGTCGCACCCGGCCGCGATCACCGAAGCGGCCGACGCCGCGAGGCCGTCGACGACCGCGGTGACCTTCGCGTCGTGAGCACGGAGCATGTTCAGGATCGAGACACCCTCGAACACCTCACCGCCGGGCGAGTTGATCCGGAGGATGATCTGCGTGACCGAGTCGGGGAGCCCGTCGAGCACCTCGGCGACGTCCTTCGTCGAGATACCCCAGTACCCGCCCCACGAATCGATCGGACCGTACATGCGGATCGTCGCGACGGTGCCCTCGCCTCCCGCGGACGGCATCGTGATCGCGTCGAAGAACTCGGTCTTCGACTTCGGCGGGGTGAGCTTGCCCCAGAACCGGTTTCGCGCGCTGCGCTGCTCGGTCATGCTGCCTCCTCTGTCGGCGCAGGCTCGCCCGCGGCGCTCTGCGTGGTGGTGGTGCGCTCTCGCGCGGTGTCGGGGTCGTGCGCCGGGAGCCCGTATCGCGCCCGGAGGTACTTCTCGAGCTCGGCGTCGGCCGTGAACGCCCCGCAGTCGATGAGCGCTCGGATCGCTTCCGCGGTCAGCGGCGCGTCCTTGCCCAGCGGAACGGGAACGATCCGCGGCGCGGGCTCTTCCGGCCCCCAGTTCTGGTCGACGAGGTCCTCGACGACGTGCTGGTTCGTCACGTCGGCGAGGTGCTTCATCACCGCATTGAGCGAGCCGGTCAGCACGTCCGCGAAGGTGTCGCCAAGCGCGTAGGACCCGGTCGACTTGTCGCCGCCCAGCGTGAGCAGGTGAGCGAGCACGGCGTGCGCGATCTGCTCGTCGTGGTACCGGATGGGACCGTCGATGTCGGGGAGTTTGCCCGTCACGCCCTTCAGCTCGACGGTGCCGCCATGAGGGACGTACGCGCCCGCCGCCTCGCCAGCACGGAAGTCCTTCGCGAGCTTGAGCCCCTCGTCCTTCTGCGCCTTCAGCCACTCCTCGGCCTTCGCGGTGTCCTTCGAGATGCTCTCGGGAAGTTCCGCGCCGGTGACCACCGGCACACCGAGCCCGTTGCGCTCGCCGACGAGCGCCTGGATGCGCAGCAGGCGATCCTTGAGGAGCCAGTTCTTGTAGGCCTGCCGGAGGAGCGACTGGCCGATCCAGTTCGCGCCCTCGCGCTCGTTCACGAACACCACGAGTCGGTCGACCGGGATCTTCACCGTCGTCGATCCGAACACGCCGTGCTGGTGGACGGCGATGAGTCCGCCGTCCTTCGCGACCTCGAACTTGCTGATGGTCCGAGGCGGCCGCCAGGCGAGCTTCCCAAGACGCGCGCGCCCGTCCTCGATCCGGTACACCTGCTCGAACACCGAGTGGCCGAACACGAGCTCGAGGAGCGCCAGGCGGAGGAACTCGTCCCACGAGAACCGACCGCGCTCCCGCTTCGGGCGCTCCGGCTCCTCCTGCCCCTTCACGGGAAGGCCGAGATCCTGCGCGACGAGCTTCACGACCTCGTCGCGGGCCCCCGCCGGGTCGATCTCCCACCGCGTCGAGCGGATGGGCAGCGTGACCGCCCGGACCACGGAGCCGACCTGAGCGTCCTCGCGGCGCATCTGGTCGTAGACCTCGAGCGAGTGCGGCCACTGCAGGTCGATGTTCTTCTCGTGCGCCTCGTCGGCGAGAGACGACCATCCGCGCAGTGCTCCGTCCTTGACGTAGCCGATCTCGTCTGCCACCGGGGGCCTCCTCTCAGAATGCGACCGTCGCGAGGTTCATCTCGTCGGGCGCGATGTCAGCGCGACTCACCGATTCGGCAGCCGGCGGCTTGGGTGGGTCAGGGACGATCTCGGGCTCGAGGTTCACGAGCCCGTAGAGCGCCTCGGACATCGCGATCAGGCCCGAGATGTCGACAGGCAGGGACTTCGAGCGCGACCAGGCGTCGTTCTCGGCGTATTCCTTCGTCACGCCGCCCTCGACGGCGAGCGTGATGTCCGGCTGCTCGACGAGCACGATGTCCTTGTCGCGGACCGCGTCGCTCATCTGTCCCGTCGCCGCGGCGAACTGGCCACCGTCGAGGACGTGCACGGTGAGGTTTCGCTCGGGCTTCTGCAGCTCCTCCACGAGCTCAGCGGCCGGCGCGCCCCGTCCGACGACCACGACCTCCCGGAAGCCGGACTCGTCGGCGAGCTTCGTGATGTAGTCCGGCGCCCATACGATGCCGGTTCGACGGTGTCGCGCCGTCGCGAACGGCTTCCCGGACTTCGTGCGCGTCGCCGCGCCGATCCACGTCGTCACACCCGAGTCGTTCGACCGCTTCGAGGTGTCGATGGCCCACACGGTCCGCTCGCCCTTCGTGATCTTCACCTCGGCGGGCGGGACGTAGAGCGCCTGGAAGTCCTTCACGTTGATGAACGAATCGACGCGCACCGTGACCCACTGGCACAGCACCTCAGTGCGGTAACCGGCATCGGTCATCGACCGAATGTCAGAGAGAGCGTCCTGCACCGTCATCGCGCCGTACCCGATCGACGGGTTCGCCTGCAGGATGCCGTCGATGTCGTCCTTCGCGCACCCGTCCGGCGCGGACCACTCGAAGATCCCGAGCGACGTGTCGTGGGTGTTCGCGTACTCCTCGGCCGAGGTGAGCCCAGCGCCGACGTACGCGTCCCAATCGGCGATGTCCGCAAGGCCCGCGTCGCGCTGGGTGCGGAGCACGACCGCGTCGGACGCGCCCGCATTCGAGATGCCCCAGAGCTGTCCGGACCAGAACGACTTGAGGGTCTGCGAGACGGCATTCCACGCGACCCAGTCGCGCTGCTCACGCATCTCGTCCATCAGGACGCGCGCGGCGGGCTTGCCTCGGGCGTTCTTCGCCGCCCGGATCTCGTAGTGCGCCCGGGAGCGCGCCGTGATCGCAATCGACCCGTTCGCGTCGCGAACCTTCGCCGTGGCGGCCTGCAGCGCGTCGATCGCGAGTTCGGCTTCCTCCTCCGTCTCCGGATCCGGGTCACACCACGACTTGACCGCCGCCCACGGCTCCTTCGCGATGTCGAGGTTCTGCGCGACACCCACGACCTTGAACTTCAGCGGCGGGACCTGCTCCTTGTTCCGGCCCGAGTCGACGAACAGCCACCACGCGGCGAGCACCGACGCGAGCATCGTCTTCCCCTGCTGCCGTGCGACGAGCACGATCACCCGCTTGAAGCGGTATGTGCCGTCAGGGCGCAGCTCGAGAGCGTGGATCAGGAGCCACTTCTGCCACGGGTAGAGCGTCACGCCGAGGATCGTCAGCGCGAACTCGATCACCTCGAACCCACGCGACGTCTCCGGCGTCAGTTCCCGCAGCGGCTTCGTCCACAGACGCGGCTCAGTCCGCCCGAACAGCTTCGCGGCCACCGCTCACCCCCACCTCGAGCGGTCAGCCGATGCCCCGCTCCGCCTTGAACTTCGCCAGCGACGTCGGCTCGTCGATCTCCTCGTCCTCGAGGGCCTCCGACTCGCCCTCACCGGGCTTCGCCGCCTTCGTCGGCTCCGGCACGTCAGGCGAGCCCTTCGGCTTCCCGCGCGCCGTCGTATTCAGCACCATCCGGGCATCCTTCAGCGCCGCCCGGTACTCGATCCGCGGCCGAGAGCCGCCCCCGCTGTCCAATTCGTCGGCCAGCGTGCGCAACAGCTCGACGAGGGGGGCCTCCTCGGGCACATTCGCGAGCCCCGTAACCCTCAACATCCGCGTCAGCGCGGCCCTGTGAGGACGGTCAGCCTTCTTCGGCATCCGGGTCACCCCCTGGTAGAAATCGGGCACTTCGGGTCGGGGAGAGAGGACGGCTCCCCCGGGCTGTCGTCCGCCCCCTGGGGTGTTGCTGGATTTTTCGGGGGGTGGGGGTCTGTGGCTCGCGTGAGCGTCTGGGAACGTCTGGGGGTGGTCGGGCTACGCCCTCCCTGTGGTGTTCCCGTATCCGGGCGTGTGTGGCCGGGGGTGGGTGGTTACCGTCTCCACCACCGTCGGCGTGCGCCGCTGTCCCCCGCTGCGCCTCGGGGTGCGTGTGTGGGTGGGTAGGTGTACCCGGGGCCGAAGGTGAGGTCGGTGGGTGCGACGGGCACGCGGGCTGGGAGGCGTCCCCACTCCTGTGCCTCGTGCGCGCCGTGGGGGTGAGCGGGCTCGGGCGGCCAGTTGAACACGGTGCGCTGGTCGGGTGGCAGGTAGAGCGGGTGCGTCGTCTGCTCCCACGGGTGCTCGGGGTGGTACGAGTCCGTGCCGTCGGGGTCGAGCTCGCGACCGCTCATGGTCACCTCCGGGGTGGGAACAGTGAGCGTGCGGCGAAGGCCAGCACGTCGAGGATGGGGAACCCGCTGACGTATCCGAAGGCGAGGTCGAACAGGGCGCGGCGGATGCCCCACGTCGTGCGGGGGTTGCGGGGGATGCCGTAGCCGAGGTCGTCGAGGGGGCCGGTGTACTCGGCGAAGGTGCCGTCGGCTCGGCGCCACTGCATGTCGCCGTGCTCCTGGACTACCTCGAAGGTGTCGCCGTTGAGCTGCCACTCTGGTTCGCGTCGCACCGTTGGCTCCGTCCTATGTCCAGGTTCGGGACGGCGGGCCGAGGTCGACGATGGGTGCGCCGTTGCCGCGCTCCCGGTTGCATCCGGCGTGACTCGCGCGCTTGTTCGTCGGGTCGTCCTGCAGGTGGGGGTGGGTGGACACGGGCCAGTAGTGGTCCTCGTTGAACCTGTCGTCGTTGGCCCAGTCGTCCCACGCGGCGTCGTAGTCGATGGCGAGGCCGCAGATCCAGCACGGTGCGTGCGCCCATCAGGTCTCCGAGTCCTCCGTCGGATCAGTGGGTGGCAGGAGGCCGAGGCGTTCGCCGGCGGCCTGCCAGATGGCGAGGTTGCGTGCGAGGCGGTCGGGGTCGTGCGCCGGGAGCGGGATATAGCACTCGCGGGTGTCGGTCACGTCTCCTCCTCGGGCTCGAGGTGGCACCACGGGATGAGCTCGCGTGGCATGTCCTCACCGAAGATCACGACGCCGGTGTCGGGGTGGATCCAGGTGTCGGTGACGGGGTCGTGCACGAAGTCGGGTGCCGCGCCGATGCCGCGGAGCGCGAGGGCGGTCACGCCGGCCATGATGCGCCCGGCTGCTCGACGTGGTCGTGCCACACCCTCACACGGTCGACGTGGTCGGGCGGATCGACCGGGAGGAAGCGGGTGAAGACCCAGCGGGTCGGGCCTCGCCAGATCGCGAGTGCTGACCAGCCGATGATGATCCCGACGATCACGCCGATGGCGGTACGCATGCCGGCTCGATCGGGTTGAGGGTCGCGTTCGCGCGGATCAGGCCGACCATGTTCGCTGAAGCGCAGTGCGTGCAGTAGGTCAGGGTCCGACCGGACGGGAGCGTCGCGCGTTCCTTCGCCTGGACGGCGGGTCCGCACTGGTCACATGTCTCCATGATGTGCTCCTCACCACCAGGCGGCGACTTGCTCGCCGAGTCCCTGCGTGCTGGCTGCACGCTTGCCTCGGCTGCTGTTGCAGGACGAGTGCGAGTGGCGGAAGTTGTCGACGTCTTCCTCGAGGTCGGGCCGGTCGTCGACGGGGTGGTAGTGGTCGAGCTCGTGGGAGTCGGCGGTGGTGCCCTGCCCGGCGTCGTAGTCGATCGCGTCGCGGCAGATCCAGCACTTCGACTTCTCGACCTCGTCGGGGTTTTTGCTGCGCGACTGCCGCTTCCCCTCCTCGAAGAACTCGAGGCGGAGCTTGTGCATCCGACGCGATTCCTTGTGGGTGCGCTTGCCGGTCATGCTCCGGCCTCCCGTCCGAGGCGACGCTTCTCGGCGTTGCACCTGCCGCAGAACGTTTGATCGAAGACCATGTGGACGCCAGCGGCGCCGAGGAAGTAGCCGCGGAGCCGGATCATCGCGTTGTACCCGCAGGTCGGGCACTCGACGTCGTCGAGGTGTTCGCTGATCGTGTCGAGGTGGACGACGACGGCCATCATGCGGCCTTGTGGTTCGGGCGGCGCGTGCGCGGCGACTTCAGGCCGAGGCGGCGGCGGCGCATCGACGTGTTCGGCTGCGACATGCCGAGCTGCTCTGCGATCTCGGTGTCGTTGAGCCCGGCCCCGTTCAGGTGGCGGATGCGGGCGTCGATGTCGTCCTCGGGCCGCTCGGGTGTGGGTGCGGGAGCCGGGAGCGGGGCGGTGCCGACGGCGCGGTCGGCGAGGCGGGACAGCAGGTCGCCGACCTCGAGGTGCAGCTCCTTCGCGTGCCGTGCGAACGCCTTGTAGGTCGAGGGGCGCAGTGTGGCGCGCACGACGATGCATGCGCCATCGTCGGCGGGGCTGATGGGTTCGCCTCGCATGATGTCCCCCGTCCGTCGGGTGGTGAGTGGTACGCGGGCGGACAGGGAATGCCGCTGCCCGCCCGCGTCGTCGGACCGTGTTCGGGCGCAGGGGTCC